GCGGTGGCTGGCCCACTGGCAAGGCGGTGGTGCGTTGAAGGGCCTCAACTGGACGCAGGAGGCATGGCTCGGGAAGCGCCGTGCGTGGGATGCGCGACCGGAGCAGGTGGCGGCCCGCAAGGCGCTGCGCAGGGAGCGGCGGGAAGCGGAGAAGCGCATCGGGGTGGCGCACTAGAGCTCGCCGGGGTTCCAAGGAACCTTCTCGGTTCCGGGCAGCAAGCCTCGGGCCCTCTCTGGCATGATCCCAAGACGGATGGCGTCCTCGACTACACGGTGGTACTTGGCCAGGTCACATGCGAGCACCTCCTTGGCGTTCTCCACGTCATGAGCGCAAGCCTTCCGGGCTGGTGCATGCAGTCTCGTCAGCTCCTTCTGCAGTTCATGAAGGGCGGCACGTTTGCGCTTGGCCTCCTGTCCCGCGGCCACAGAGGCCTGATGCGCTTCCTGGGCTGCAAGCTTGGCTGCTCTGGTTTCCGCCAGCGCTGCTGGGATCGCCACCTCACAGAGCTCGTGAATCTGCTTCTTCACGTCGTCGCTGTTGGTTCTATCTCGCTTGAGCTGCAGCCGGAAGGCTTCCAGCCTGGCCTTGGTGCGGTTGTAGTCGCGACGCGCGAGCTCGACGCGCTTGACCATGGCGAGGTGTTCCTCATGGTGTGCGGGGCCGTGAACGCGGCGCGGCAGGCTGGGGTCGTCCGGGTCGTTTGGGTGGTCCTTAGTCATGACAGCCTCCTGGCACTCGACCTGGCGGGTTACTTGACCACTGTTGGGTAGGTCAAGCGTAGGTATTGCGGTTGCAAGCTGTTGTTACTGCTGAGGAAAAGGCTGCATTACTTGACTTCTACACTTACTGGGGTGGGCTTATTCGCTAGGCTTTGGGATCTGTGACTAGGCCTGGGGGTGATAGTAGGGGGAGGGGAGCGGCGGCACTTACCCTACTTCTCTCTACTCTCTATAGTAAGTAAAGTAAGTATATAAAGCCAGGGGAATTACAGGGTAACTCGGCGACTTGACCTAGGAGGCAAGCTCGAGATAGTCGAGCGGTTGATGGTTGCCTTGGGCTGTAAGTACTGGTAGTTTCATTTCGGATGGCATCGGCCAAGAAGAAGGCATCGGGAGCAGTGCTAGGGAGGCTCCCCCTACAGCCCCCAGGGCGACGACGCCGGAAGTCTCCTCGCGCCCCCCTGGCCAAGCCAGGCGCAGTCCCAGGGCCTGGAGAGCTAGCTCGCGTGCCCCCAGGGCCGAGCCCTGCGACGCCCGACCCTGGGGAGGAGCTTCCGGAAGGTTTCCCCCTGACCCAGTGGCCCAGGGTGCGCGCCTTGGTGGAGCAAGCGGCCTCAGAGCGCAGGCGCCATGCCCACGAGGAGCGCTTGGCTTGGTACCGCGAACGCGCCAAGCAACCACGCTTGGGCCCCACGGTCCCGTTCGAGACGGTGCGCATCGAGTTCCTGGCCATGCTTGATCTGCACGGGAACGTGCAGGCTGCAGCGGATCTGGTTGGGATCGGTTCACCAACCGTACGTCGGGCTGTGGAGAACAACCCAGACTTCGCCCAAGAGGTGGCTGCCTGCATGGAGCGCCATCGCAAGTTGCTGGTGGACGAAGCGTATCGTCGTGGCATCGAGGGCTATGAGGAGCCCGTCTTCTGGCAGGGTTGCCTTGTGGGTACCAAGACTTGCTACAGCGATCGCCTCCTGGAGCTGCTCTTGAAGGCAAGAGGTGGCCCGGAGTTCCGGGCTGTTGCCCGCGAGGAGGCACCCAACATTAGCGTCAACGTGGTCATGGTGGAGGCGTATGAGCGTCTGGAGGCGCTCCCTCGGGACAAGCGCGAAGCTCTCCGGGCCCTCCTTGGCCCTGGCGAGGGTGGCGACGTGATCGACGTTGAGGTGCGCGAGGAAGCCCCAGGTGGCACCGAAGGCAACTAGCCCCAGGGTCGGGAGGGGGCTCAATCTCGACGACGTGGCGCTGTTCCTGGCAAACGAAGCGAGGACTCGCCGGACCCTTGATCGTTTGGACGCCCAGGAGCGCCTGCTGGATTACACCAGGCTCCTGTGGCCCGTGCTCGAGCCCGGCCGGAAGTTCATCGACGGCTGGGCCATCGGCGCAGTGGCCGAGCACCTGGAGGCCGTGACCCTGGGGCAGATCACCAGGCTACTGATCAATGTGCCACCAGGCTACAGCAAGAGCCTGATGACAGATGTGTTCTGGCCCTCGTGGGAGTGGGGCCCGCGCAAGAGGCCACACCTCCGCTACGTCTCCGCCAGCTACAGCGGGGACCTCACTCTGCGTGACAACGGCAAGTGCCGCGACCTCATTGGCTCCTCCCTGTACCAGTCACACTGGGGCCCACAGCGCGCTGGGCCATGCAGCTACATGGAAGATGAGTCGAAGCTCTGCGACTGCGGTGCTGTGTTCCATGTCCGCAAGAACTTCGATGCACGGGGCAACTTCAAGAACAACTTCCACGGGTTCAAGCTGGCGAGCTCCGTGGGGGGCGTTGGCACAGGCGAGCGCGGTGACCGCGTCATCATCGATGATCCGCACAGCGTGAAGCAGTCGGAGTCGGAGGCCATCCGCGAAGAGACGCTGCGTTGGCTCACTGAGGTCATGGCGAGCAGGACCAACGACGCTTCGACGGCGTTCGTGGTGATCATGCAGCGAGTTCATGACCGTGACGCCAGCGGCCTCATCCTCTCCAGCGACCTGGGCTACACGCACTTGTGCATCCCACAGCGCTTCGAGACAAACCACCCCCATCGCTGGTGGGGCAGCATTGGTCGGTGCCGTGAGGAACAGACGACAACACCGACGTGCCATCAGATGGGTGCTGGTGATCCACGTACAGAGGAGGGGCAGTTGGCATGGCCCGAGCTCTGGCCTGCGGAACGCGTGGACCAGACGGAGAAGGAGATGAGCGCGTGGGGTGGTAGCTATGCCGTCAGCGGGCAAGAACAGCAGCGTCCTGCGCCGCGTGGTGGCGGTCTGTTCAAGGCGAAGTGGTTCAACATCATCCCGGACTCAGGCATCACGTGGCAGAACAGCGTACGCGGTTGGGACTTCGCGGCGACCGTGGCGGACACGTCGGCTTGGACGGTAGGCGCTCGCATCGCGATGATGGACGGGAAGATCTACGTCCTGGACATCCATCGCAAGCGCGGCACACCCGGTGATGTGGAGGGGCTGATCGACCTCTTGCACCGCGGCGATCCCGCCGATGTGTTCTGGTCGCTGCCCCGTGATCCTGGCCAGTCAGGGGTCTACCAAGCAGCAGCGTTGTCGCGTCGGCTACAGGGGCGCGCGTTCCAGTTCACGCCAGAGACGGGCAGCAAGGAGTCGCGGGCGGAACCATTCGCGGCGCAGGCCGAGCTCGGTAACGTCTACCTTATCAAGGCGCATTGGAACGCGGACCTGCTCGCCGAGCTCTCCACGTTCCCGGCCGGACAGTACAAGGATCAGGTCGATGCGTTGAGTCGCGCGTACTTGGCGTTGGTTGCAAGATCCGCGAGGCCCTTTACGGGCATGGATGCGCGTGCGATGGTAGCCAAGTGACGTCATGGTTCGGACGCATCTTCGGGCGTAGCTCAGCTGTTGCGGAAGTGCACGCGTTGCCTGTACCGGGAGACACGTCCATCGCCAAGTACGAGATGGCATCTCCGCCGCGTGCGGGACGGCCCTCGCAGGTGATTGGCGTACCCGGCACCGCGGTGTTCGGTGGCTATCCGCAGAGCCTGGAGCAGAATGCACTGCTCAACGGCACTCGCAAGTGGACGACCTACGCCAACAACCTCGCGAACCGTCCACCTGTTGCAGCTGCTGTTCGGTACGTCCTGAACCTGGTGGCGATGCCCTCCTGGCACTGGGAGCCAGCGGATGACACCTCGGAGGCACAAGAGATCGCCGACCTGACGGAGGACATCTTCGACGATCTGGAGACGCCGTGGCGTCGCGTGATCAAGAGGATGGCCATGTACCGCTACGAGGGCCTCGGCTGGCACGAGTGGACGTCGAAGCGCCGCGAGGACGGGGCCATCGGTTTCCTCGACGTTGCCGCTCGTCGGCCGCACACCCTCGAGCGATGGCAGGTCGACGAGACCGGCGTGGTGATCGGGGTGTGGCAGCGGTCGCCGCAGACCGGCGTCGAGATCTACATCCCGCGCTGGAAGTCGGTCTACCTGCGGGACGACGCGGTCTCGGATTCGCCCGAGGGCGTGGGCCTGTTCCGCCACATCGTCGACGCCTGCAACCGGCTCACGCGCTACGAACTGCTCGAGGGCTACGGCTACGAGACCGACCTCCGAGGCATCCCCTACATCCGGGCGCCGCTGCTCGAGCTCGCCAAGCTCGTGGAGCAAGGGCCACCCAACGGCCTCACAGCGGCGCAGCGAGATGAGATCCTCCAGCCGCTGCGCACCGCCATGGACAACCACATCCGGGGCCTGTCCACTTCGGTGATGGTAGATTCGTCGCACTACCCCACCATAGAAGGCAACCCTTCAACGGTAGAGCGCATGTCGTTCGAGCTGCTGCGCGGTGATTCCGCGCCTCACGCGGACATCGCCCAGGCCATCATCCGCGCCAATCACGAGATCATGCGCGTGCTTGGCGCGGAGGTCTTGATGGTCGGCGGTGATGGGAAGGGCAGCTACTCGCTCGCCAAGGACAAGACCCAGGCGCTGATGGTGGTCGTCGACGGGACGCTCCAGGAGATCGGTGAGGCCGTGCGGAAGGACCTAGTCGAGCCCCTGGGTCGACTGAACGGTTGGGATCCGGCGCTCCTGCCGTGGCCGAAGATCGACCCGCTGCGCTACCGCGACATCGAGCAGGTGACGTCCGCACTCGCGCAGATGGCACAGGCCGGTTCTCCGATGGACATCGACGACCCAGCCGATGCTGCGGTGCGTGATGTCCTCGGGCTCCCTCACCGCAACCCGTCGGTCCTCGACGCTAACGCTGCGGACGCCGCGCTCTTGCCGGTCATGCCGGAACCGACCGACCCGGACGCTGGCGACGCGGAGCGCCCCGTCACCAAGCGTACGCGGAGGCCACCATGGGTCAGGTGACGATCAGCGCCGTGGTCTATGAGATCTACGGCGAGCACACCGGAGCCGGCAGCGCGGACCAGTACCTCGACGCCTCGCTCGTCTACAACGCGATCTGGAACGCCGCATCTGCCGACGATCAGAAGCGGGCGCTGGTCACCGTGGCGCGCGAATTCAACCGCCAAGCGTGGCAGGGCGAACCGACCACGCCGTATCCGAGCGTGCAGCCGCTGGCGTGGCCGCGCTCCGGTGTGGTGGACAGGAACGGCAACCCGGTCAACTCGGCGACGATCCCGCAGGCGATCATCGACGGCAGCTACGAGCTCGCCGGGGCCATCCTCGCCGACGTCGCTGTGGCCTCGGCCTCCAGCGCCGGCAACTCGGTCAAGCGCCTGAAGGCCGGCTCGGCCGAGATCGAGTTCTTCCGCCCGCAGTCGGGCGGCCGGTTCCCCACCTCGGTGCAGGAGCTGGTCGGCGAGTTCCTCGCCGGCGGCGGCGCGACCAGCACACTAGAGGTCGCCGAGGTGTCCGGCATGGATGAGACCTCGGCGTTCGGTACACCCTTCGACCTCTCTAGTGGTGGTCTTTGAGAATGAGGAGCCCATGAGCATCTACACATTTTTGGTTCTTCCCGCTCCATCAGCCAACGGTTCCGGAGCGTGGGTGGATGCCTCTGCGTTGGGCGCCATCAAGACCTTCGCGGTAGGAGGCACCGTAGACGGATTCGTCACGATCGAGATCTCGAATGAGGCCGCGCCGACGCATGCCTCACCCGTCCAGACGATCCAGAACCGTGGGCAGTTCACGATGTGCCTGGCGGCCCGGTGGGTGCGTGCGACCGTCTCCGGCTACGTCTCCGGTGTCCCGGACATCAACGTTGGCGGCTCGGATGATGGCTGCCGGTTCGGCAACCTGGTGGTGACGGCAGGCGATGGAGTCGGTGCTGGAACTGATGTCTCACTCCTTGGTCGATTCAAGACCGTCACGGTCGGTGGCCCATTCACGGGATCGGTGACGATCGAAGCGTCAGAAGATGACGATGAGTATTTTCCGTTCAAGTCAGTCCAGCAGCCTGGGCAGTTCTCGGTGCAACTCGTCACGAAGTTTCTGCGGGTGAGACGCAGCGGAGTGACCGGCACACCGGGGACGCCGCTGGTGAACGTGGGTGCCGACAACGCCGACAACCCACTGATCTTTTCGACCGGGGTGTTGACAGCCGAGAAGCTTGTTTCAACCGGCGAGGACGTGGCGGGTGGACTCATCCACATGGTTTTCCCCAACCTCGACCCGGCGATCGCCGCGAAGTGGTCCGTGACGCAGGTTCCCTACGTCAACCCGGTCCCCGGCCGCAACGACACGTACACCCTGTGGGGCTACAATTTCTCCGCGGTAGGAGGGCGGCTCGATCCGACCGAGCCGGCGATCGGCTTCCAGATCGAGAGCTATGTCGACTCCGGCGTCAAGGCCTCGCTCGACCTCGGGACGCTAGCCGCTGGGAACCTCGACACGGTGGTGGAGGCCACCGTACCAGGACCGACCGGGAACGCGGTCACGGTCGCCGCGGTCGGTGACCGCATCGACGGTACGGTGACGATCCAGGAGGTTGGCACCGCGGTGACGATCCACTACGACGACGACGTGTCGACCGTCGCCCAGGTGGAGGCGTCGATCACGGCTAACTCGACGCTGATTGACGTCAGGACGGCCGGCACCGGAGCAACCGTGCTCAACGCTGGCACCGACGACTTCGCGGCGACCGCCCTCGCCGGTGGCGACAGCACCCCAATCTGCGAGATCCACGCGACCTACCTGGGCCTCGATGATGTCGTCAGGCGTCCGTGGTCCTCGTCCATTCTGCGCAGTTCAAACCTGGGGGACTTGTCGCACTCCATCCGGAACTGGATCATGAACGACGCTCTGACAGGGAACGGCATGCTCCACGCCTATTACGCCGCCGGGGTTCGGCACGGCGTCGGGACGGTGTGTTCCCCAAACGTGAACTTCCACGTCAAGGGTACGTCGCTCCTTGAGGACCCAGCTGGCGCCCTTGACGAGAAGTTCACAGACGTGGTCCATGCGCCTGGCGTCACCACGGTCCGCGCCGTCAATGACGCCTACACGCTCGCCAACGACATCGTGAAGATCGAGCGGACTGGTATCGTGGTTGACAAGCTCACCTTCCCCCAGGTGACGAACGTCGGGACGCTGATCGAGACATCGACAGTTTCGCCTGCTGCCCTCCCCACCGGGGAGACGGTGTTGCTCACGCCGGCCTCCGACACGCGGGAGGTCGTCGTCACTTCGTCCGGCGTCGCGTTCCTGTGCTCGCTGCTGGCCGGCCAGCCCGGCCAGCGGAAGTGGATCAGAAACGCAGGCGCCTACGCGATCACGCTCGGTCACGAGGAGGGTGCGTCGTATGGCGGAGCGACCGCAGCCAATACCTTCCGCTGCCCGGACGCGCTCCCGTACGTCCTTCGGCCCGGCGCGCGTGTGGAGGTGTTGTACGCGTCGAGCCGATGGAACGTGCTCGGAGTCAACGTCTTCGCGCCCGGTGGTGTGCTCTGCCCGCCGACGATCGCCGAGATGCTGGAGCGGACCGCGTTCACGATGACGCTGCTCTGGCCGTGCGACGACCGCGGTCTCGGCTCTGCGCAGCCGCTGCACGAGGCGGCGAACAGCGAGCTGGCCGTGGTCGGCGCGCCGCTGCTCGACTGGAAGATGGCTGGCTACCGCGGCGTGCAGGTCAAAGAGACGGCGGCCGGCTGGAAGACGGACACCCTCGCGCCCGGTGTCAACTCGATCATCCGCGGGTGCTTCTTTGGCGCGGCTGCAGCCGACGCGAACGCGAACTACATGTGCGGGCGGTACGGGCCCGTCGCGAACATCCAGAATATGTCGACGATCGGTTCGAACGGGAAGTTCCAGTACTCCCTGTTCGACGGCACCGATGTCGCGCACGCCGAGGTGGACAAGTCGGTGGTCGACTCGGTGGTTCGCCTCGGGCTCTGTCAGCTCGACAAGGTCGCGAACATCAGCCGAGCGCGCGTCTCTGGTCGTGGCGAGGCCGCGGTCGCGTCTGCGGACATCGACGCATCGCTGATCGGCACGCTCACCGGCGGCACCGCGCCGGTCGACTTTGTCGGTGCGCTCGCCGCCTCCGGTTCGACGCAAGCCACGTTCGTCGGCGGCGTGTTTGTGCTGGTCGGCGCCGCCGGAGCTGGCGCGCTGAACCTAGC